GCTCTTTCTGAGGCTAAAGTTCTTGGTGGTTGATTCACCGAACTAAAGTTTCCAGCGTTTGGTAGTTGCTGTGAGCCTTGAGTGTTTATAATGTTTTGTGCAATCTGCTCTGCTTGAGCTGTAGATGTCTGTCCACCACTAGCAGATTCAATGATCTGTGCTAACAATGGCACTCTTCTAGCTGCCTCACCCTGAAGAACTTCTTGTACCTGTTGAGATTTCAAGAACTCTTCTGCAAGCAATCTAGATCTTACATCTAGTGCATTTGACACACCTGCTTTTCTTAGCGATGTATCGTGGTCTATAAATCCTGATCTCCAAAGGTTTGCATAAAGATTTAGTTTTCTTTCCTGTTCCTCTGGAGATGTTGGTGTAAGTTGCACCATGTTCACATAGTGACCTCTAATATCGTTAGGCCTGATTATTGCATCTAGTGCACCAGCTTCTGTTTTTCCAAATACAGTTACCTTATCTTGAATTACGTTTTCAATAATTTGTAACACAATAGAGTTTCTGTTCTGAAGGCCTCTTTGAGATGCTTCTACATACGGACCAAAGTTCAAAGCTGCTATACCTGCAAGAACTGCAGTGTGATAACCAGATGCAGCACCTTGTGGCCGTTCTCCCCTGACAACAGCAGGTGCAGTATTAGATTCAATAGCTCTGCTCATCATGCTCTGTGCAATCTGTATTGATGCAGGTGGTTCTGCCACTCTGCTCTGCTCAATAGTTACGTTCTGAGGCATAAAGTTTTTAGCACCCGGTGTCTCTTCGTAACCATCCATAACTTGTTCTGTGATACCCGGAGGCCCTCTAAAGTCTCTAGTCGGCCATGCTGAGTTAGCAACAATGTCCATGTACTGTGAAGCCAGCCTAGACTCTGCTCTAAGCATATCGAAGTTACCATGCAGTATTCCTCTGTATAATCTTTCAGGTTCAGCGTCCTCGGTCATTAAACCTGTGTGAGGCCAATACTGTGTAAATGGCAGAGTCTTGTATCCGTGTCGCCTTGGCTCTAATGCAAATTTGTCATCTGCTACATACGCTACTTGCGTTTTTGTCCAGTATTCAATAAATTCTACTCTTCCTGTCATCGGGCCATCCCAATCAGGAAAGTGTGCAGAAACCCAGTCTGCGTCTACTTCGTAGTAGTGGATTATCCATCTAGGATCTTGTCCATTGTTAAGATCCCAAACACAACTTTTTGGGTTTACTGTTGTAGTAATAACGGGGAATGTAAGATTTCTATTATCAAGAACTTCTTTTACACGTTCTTTATAATCTGCGTCTTGACCATCTGCTGGAGGTTCTGGAAACTCTTGCCACCTGTTTGCAGCAAACTCTGTCTTTTCCCAAGCAACTCCGTACAATGCCATTTGCTTTGCAATCTCTCTTCTAGTTGGAGAAAACTGTTCTAGCATATGATTTGCACCGATCAAAAACTTTTCAATAAGTTCTGCTCTTGCTTGACCTCTTGCTCCCGGTGATGGCACTGATATATCTAAGAACTGAGGTGTAACGTGTGCTACAAGTGAGTTGACAACACTTTGAGATGTACCAAGTCTAATTAGTGATCCAGTCTCTGGAACATCAAAATCAAACTCACCAAGATAAAATTCTTCAGACTCACTACACAAATCATAGAAATCTCTAAACTTTGATTTACCCTGATTTAGCTTATCCATGATAAGTTCAAGACTAACCAAAGGTTCTTCTATAGGATTTGCTCCCTCTCTTGCTATCTCCTCTTCTGGATCAGAAGATGTCTGTTGATAGCCACCTTGATATGATACCAATGCTACTCCTTATTGTTCTTTTATCAGGAGCTCAGGTTCTTCGTAGTTTTCCATCTCACGCTTCATCTGTCTCCATCTTTTTATTCTGGATGACTTCTTAGAATAGCTTGAGTTTAGTGGGGTGATTCCAGACTTTGACGTAGGAAAGAATTTTTCTTCATTCATATCTACAGCAGGATCACAGGCCATTAAAGCCAAACATTCTGCATCCACCCAGTCATCATGCCTCCCGGACACAGTATAAAAAGTGTGTCCCCGATTTGCTGTTTCCCTATGTGCAATGTCTTCTAACTGACTTATTAGTTTACCCCAACTCTGTGGAAATGCAACTGTTTCTTTTTCAAGCGACAGTGCATAGTCTAAAAATAATTGATATTTTTTTGCAGGTGTAAAGTTGTACCCAACCACAGGAATAGACTCTTCCATAAGCTCACGATACAGCACGTCTTCTCCTAATTTACCACCTAGACCTGTAGAGTCCATGTAAATCTCTTGTACACCCCATCTAATCGCCTCACGCTTGATAGTTTCTACCTGCAGAGACCAATCTGTTTTTAAAAGTTCTACAGCAAACACAGAAGTTCTGGATTGTCTGTCTTTGATAATCAAAACTGTCGCATCGTTAGTTCTACCTAGATCAAGACCTGCTACATAGAATCTATCTTCGTGTGGTCTTGCAAGTTCTACAGAATCTGGTTTTGAGTACGCTGCAGTAACATTTCTAAAAAAGTTACCTGCTCCCTCTGGTTGATGAGCCATGTAGAATCTTTCCCAAATGTTCTCTGTAAGAGTTGCCTTTTCTTCTTCTATCTCCATCTTGTCGTCTTCAGTCAGATACGGATTATCAAACGTAGATGCGTGAAATGCCTCTCTTCTGTTTGATGGATTATCTTTTGCCATCTTAAAATTTCTTGCAAACCAGTGCTGTGAGCTTTCTGGAGGTATGCCTTCTACAATAGCCCTGCCCATTCTACCGGGAGAGTTAAGCGTAGGCCTGACCTTGTTCCACGCAGCTTCTTTGATGTCTTGGGATTCAGCCATGTGTAGAAAATCAAGACCTACAGTTTGCAGTCCTTCTGGATTATCGGCAGACTTCAGTTCCCAGAAAACAGATCTTCTCCACTTTCCTGCCATCCATTTGCCGTTTGTATCTTTAAAATCTAGCCACACGTTTAATTCATCGTGTTTAAATCCACCACCTCTGCCACCTCTTTGATTATCTTTTTTTACTCTTACAAGATTCTCAGGTATAAACTCTTGCATCTCGTTCCACTGCTGTAACATCTGTGCTCTTGTAGGTGCAACTGTCCACACATGGATAGGTGGTATTAATCCTGCTTCATTTGCAGTTTGTTTTTTAGTTTCACCGGGAAAGATGACAGGCATGACTGAGGCTTTCCGTATCACAGAGAGGGCTTCATTCAACGCAGAACGTGTTTTGCCAGCACGCCTGCCAGCTTGCACAAATTTAATCTTGGCTTCGCTTTCGTGCATATTCTGTTGCCAAGGGTATGGTTTATACATTATAGATCCGGTGCAATAGTTGGTAGATCATCTTCTTCTTTTTTACTAAAATCAGGAAGTCCGTCATCAACAATCAGTTCTGTGTTATCAATGCTGTGCCCTTCAAGTACACCCGGGCCTTCTTTTTGCTGATCAAAGTAATGTTTGATCTCTGGTCTTTCAGATACATTCTCTACGATATCCAGCATTCCTGCCTCTAAAATTAATTTAATCGCAAAGTCAGTACCTGCTTTACCTTGTGCCTTAGCATCTTCTAGGTGCATAAACTGAATCATCGCTGCCTCTTGAGTATAGAGGGTATTTAATTGTGCAGTAGTAAGTCTTGAGTTTCTTTTACTCTGTGGTATTTCTGGATACGCACCTTCCTCTCTGTATTCTTGTAGTGCATCATAAAAATCTTGACACTGCTCAATCTGTTCTTTTAACTCATTGGCATCCCATCCGAACTCATCACACATCTCCCTGAGTGCAGCATTACTAGATCCGTATGTGCCAAGCAGTATATAAACCTTCCTAAGTCTTCTAGGCCACTGTTTCCAAGCAGGCAGTACCTTAAGCACCCTTTTCTCAATAGCAGTAAACCCTGTACCTATTCTAGCAATGATCTCTTGTACATTAACTGGCATTTCGTTTTCTTCTCCCCTCTCTTTTTAAATTAGTCTTAGCAGTAGATACTCTTAGATTAGATCTCTTGTTATTCCTAGGATTATTATCTTTATGATCTGCGTGCTTACCATCACCTACCTTTAGACCAAGCATTCTTCTTGCAGCATTACGACTGGCTCTTTCCTTTGCTCTATTGGGCCTATTCTTCTTCTCCCACGCCAACTCTTTTTTATAATCTCTTTTTCCATTGGTCATAAATGGCATTAGAGTTCCAACCTCTCAATAAACACCGGAGTATTTTCTCCCATGTATGCACCATAGACATTGTAATCCATGTATTCTTGAGCATCATCGGGACTTAACCCTTGATCCGTCAGGATCTCGATACATTTTGATTTATCGTACACTGCCATAAATTTAGAGAATTGTTGACCAATACCTATAAACGCATCATCAAACCCATCAGCTAATAGTATTTCCATATCCGGGTATTCTTCATGTATTTTATTAGATAGTGTCATATTGTAATCTCAACGCTCTGAGAGGTATACATATATATAATACATACCCCACTACGTCTATCGGCGTATTATTGCCAGTCAATAAAAATTAATCGATAGCCAATTATATATTATTGTCAAGTCAATTATAACACATATTAGTTAATATGTCAAGCTGAGAGAGAGAAAGAAAGCCCTTGACATATATATAAATATAGTATATACTTAGATCATTATCTAATTAATAATTAATATTATTAATATTATTAATATATTAAATATAATAAATTATATAAATAATACTTGACAATATTAAAAAAGTTTGATAAGATAATAAAAGAGATTAACAAAGTTACTTAATCAAATAGTTAAGAACTCTTTAAAGAAAAGCTTCTATAAGCACTGCTAAGCAGATAATTAGAAAAAGATACTTGACAACTGAGAGAGAGAGTGATATAATAATCTCAAGAAGATTAAATAAAACTAAATAAAAATAGTCAGAACCAGACTAGCAAAACGGGAGTTGAGACCATGAGCAGATATTGTTTATTACTCAACAGATGGGTCAAACCTAGAACTTGCAATCGTAAGCACGATAGCGTTGAGTGTGTAGCCCATACTGAAGAGAGAAGATTTAATATGCTATGTACTGTTGGCAATGATATGCCATACAAAGCAAAGCAGAAACGGGGATCAGGTAGTGGAGTTGTACCAAACTTTACACCATACGGAAAACCAATATACAACTAAATAATATTATATCATGGTCTTGACTTGAGAGAGAGAGTGTGGTAATATATAATAAAGCTTAGAGATCAGTAAGCTTGTAAAAATAAAAGTTCGGTTAGAGAGTGAGATTGATCGCATCAGATGTTAAACGCAAGTTGACGTAGATTGCTCTGCAGTCGGTCACACTCTCACACATAACAACAATGAAAGGATACGTTATGAAAGTACAGAAAAGAGACATACCTCTGAACGCTAAGAGTAAGGTAGGATACTATTACATTGGCGAGATTGGTAAACATAAAGAGTTATTAGATGGTATAGCTTGGAGATTGCCAAGACTATTCGACTCAATAGACAAGATGGATATTACATATGAATATATGGTAAGTAGCACTTTTTGGAAAGAGTCAATCAATGACTACATAAGAAAAGAGTTACAAGATATAGAAAGACATAAAGAGTTGAAAGGATTGAAATAAAAATGATTACAACAATAAATGAAAATGATTTTATCCAAGCATTTAAAGACATGGGAAGAGATGACCAATTCAGTTATGAAGGATTACAAAATTTATTCGCATATTATGAAGAGTACGAAGACTCAACAGGCGAACAAATTGAATTAGATGTAATTGCAATATGCTGTGATTGGACAGAATACCAAAGTGAATACGAATTGGTTAATGCTTATGATATGAGTATAAAAGGTGGGCTTGATGAAATCAAAGAAAAGACAACAGTATTAAAAGTCAAAAATCATTACCTAGTAATAGATTTTTAATAAAAATAAATCAAAAAGAGAGGATTAAAATGAAAGTTAAAATAAGTGAAAATAGTAATGCTTTGATAGATGACAAGATATATTTCTTTGCAACTAAAGAAGAGAAAAAAATTGCTAATGAAAGAGATATTGTTATTGATAAATTGATAGCAATACAAGACAAGCTGGGACACGCTTGTATGAGAGATATGAAGTGGACTAATCTGAGGTTTAAGTTAATGGATATGGAAAGAGAATTGAAGAAGACTTGTGGATACTTAAGCCCTGAAAAATCAATTGAATTTGAACAAGGTGGAGCAATTACAGAAGACGATATTATAAAACAATGAAAACAATAAAACCAAAAACAAAAAAAGAAATAGAAGATTACTTGGAAGATCTAGGTAATAAGTTAAACCAAATGGCTATGGAATATATTGAAGATCATCAAGGAAAATATAAAAATAAAACTTTTAAAGATGCACTTGATGAGGCTTACAAAATATTGTATAGACAGGCTACAAGACAAGGTGGTTGGTTTCATCATTGGTATGACAAGTATCAGTTATATGAAAAAAAATTAAATAATAAAAAAAAGGAGAAATAAAAATGAAAGAAACAAAAAGTGACGTAAAATGGAGATCTGTTGTAAGACATAAAAATTTTATAGAAAATCTTTTTATTGACAATAGAATGCGTCTAACAAAACAAGTGGATAAATTACATGAAAGTAACAGCACTAATTACAACTCAATAGTAATTAATGATATTAAAAACACTATTAAAAGTATTGAAAAATATAATAAAAAATTATATTTAGCAAATTTAAAAACTAATTATGAAATAAATAAAGATAATATTTTATAAACAAGAAAGGAGTAAAAATGAAAGAGTATGAGATTGAGATACACATTACAGCAAGAAAAAAAGTAAAGATCAAGGCTCACACAGAAGTACAAGCAATCGCAAGTGCTGAAGTAGATGTTGCTGAAATGCTAATGCAAGATGAAGAGTCAGGCAGAAATAAATATGTAGGTGCTGAAGTACAGATACCTGCAGAAACATATGAACTAGAATGGGAGCAAGAATGATTGAGTATTCTTACAAGCAAATTTGCAGGGAGTGTGTAATGTTTGGGGAATGTAGGGATTGCGATAATTGTAATGGTGTAGGTCATACCGAAAGCACTTCGGTTGAATTACCTGATGATGCTTACGACATAGTAAAGGAGCAAGAATGAATATAAAGAAAAAATATAAATGCACAGAATGTGGTAGTAAAAATGTATTTTACTCAATCATTGTGGATCAAAAACAAAATCAATTTGGTGGAGTTGATTTAGGGTATTGTTATGACTGCCCAGATGATATTTCAAATGAAAAACTTTTAGAGGAGCAAGAATGAGTGATCTATCTAAGCTAACAATTTATAGAGTTCAGTATTGGGATGAAAAAACCAATGAGGTCTATGAACTTACTCATAAAGCAGATGTAGTAGAAGTTGATGCAGAAGAAGTGATGAGTGTATTTACCTCTGACGGAATTGAAACAACTGATGAATTAATAAAACTAGGAATGATGAGAAAGGAGCAAGAATGAAAGATAGTGGATGGATAAAGATAAAAGACTTTGATAATAGTCATCAAGAATTATTAGAAGATTTTACAGATGTGCTTGATGAAATGGGGATAAAAGTTTCTTGGGATACTGATACTAAATTGTGGCGTGATAATGGTTATGATGCAGTAGTATACATAGAAAGAAAGGAGCAAGAATGATTTGGTACAAGATAACTGAACGCAATGGTAATTATGAGTACACTCATAGATACTTTATGGAAGGAGATATTGAAGAGTATGAAGGCACGAGAGAACAAGATGAGATTATCTTAAAACATTTTTATGGAGTAGAGTCACTTAATTATGATAGGACTGATAGAGCATGGTGGTTGCATGGAGAATGTTTGGTAAGTGTAGATGGAGTTGCAGAGTATGATGATGATGCACAAGCGTTGCATAAAATTTTAAATAAAAAACTAAACGGATTACTATAGAAAGGAGTAAAGATGTACGGAGTTGAGAACTCACACTTCAAGTTTTATGAAACTGACAAGTTCATAGATGAAGTATTGAAAGAGCAGAGTCCAATAGACAAGCTCAATCAAGCAAACGCACAGCAGTTCAACAGAATTATGACTGAGATAGCTGCTGAAAAATTAACATAACAATAGAAAGGAAAAGAAATGACAGAAAAATATTACAAAGATAAAACAAGATGGAGATGGAAAGATTGGAAAGTAAACTTTGAAATTACACATATTGACGGAGAGGTATACACCTTTGAGGAGGATGATTTATCAGAGTCTGACAGAATAAAACTCATGACCATAATTGAAAACTATCTTAGATACGGAGGAGCAGAAGATGATCGGCCCGATACACCGGACACAGATAGTATCGCAGAAAGAAACTATGAGAACAGGAAAACATAATGGGTAAATACAAAGAAAGCGACTTAGACAAGTACGTTAGAAGCCTCATGGCAGATGAAATAATAGATAACTACAAAGGTGCATGGGCATACGCAACCACTGACCAACTGATTGAAGAATTAGAAATCGTTTACAGATTGGGTGTCAAAGGCGTAGAGAATATGTGGTACGAAGAACTTAAAAGAGAACTTGAAGATCAGAAAGGAGACCATAATGAGTAGAGTATTAACAGATAAAGAATGTCAGTATTTAGCCGAGATTGGAAAGAAAATAATCTTGGCTTTGCATTGCAACATAAATGGTACAGGGCTACCTTGTAGAACTGATAGACTTGCAAGTGTAAAACTAATGAGGGAATACCTAGCAATTCATGATTATGAGCTAAATGAGAATATTTAAAAGACGAGACCCCTAAGTAGAAAGGTTGTTAGTTGATAGGATACACGAGAGGTAGTGCGATATATCACTTGTGAGGAGTTGATACGAGAATAGATATGTAGAATACAGATGTGAAATCCCTAGTAACACAGTAAAAAACACGTTTCGGGTTGGCATGGATTGTTGAAACGCATTATCCCTTCCATGCCAAGAATAATAACTTTAGTTAGAAAGGAGAAAATAATGGATGAAGTAACTTATACATCAAAAGAAGATCACCTATTACATGGTGCGATACTTTTAATAGGATCTTTGGTGGCATCTATAATGGATGATGATTTACATGGAAAAGCTATCTATGATGGCAATCAGCAAATTATCAATGATGCTATTGAGTTTTATAAAAAGCATCGTGAAAAATATCCAAGCCTCACTTGACATATAATTACAAATATGTATAATGAGAGAGTGAGAGAGATTAACTAGCCTAAAGAAAGGAGGTTATATGAGAGTTGATTTTACTGAGATGGCTATCATCACAGGTCAGAAAGAATTAAATGATCTGATGGCTGAACAAAAAAGACAACGCAGTTGCAATCACTCCTATCAAATGTCAATACATGACTTACAGATATTTGTCTGTACCAAGTGTGATGACATGGTAGAAGTTGATGCACATAAAAACGATAACAGATAGAAAAGGAGTAAAAATGTTATTAGTAAAAACAATAATAATCTATAGCGATAAAGATTATTACAATTATGCAATAAATGAGGAATGGGTAGAGGTGGAAAATTACGATTGGCAGCAATTGATTGGGCATTCTGACAAGATGAAAGAGATTGCTAAAAAACTTACAGATAGGTTGTGGGACTTAGAAACATGGGGAGAGGAAGACTATGAACATAATGGGGACTTTAGTAATCGTGGACATCTATGGGAAATGCCAAAAGATTTGGCAGATAATTGGCCATCCGACAAAGTTCTAGTCGGAGCTAGTGGTTCTTGGTATGGGGTATCTGAAGATAAGGTTGATCAGTATAAACAACTTATTAATGTAAAAGACCACGAGTTTAGTGCATTTGAATTAAGGAGATTTAAGTTATGAAAGAAGAATACACAAAAAAAGATCTAAGAAAATATCTTACTTCTGCATTAAAAGAATTAGGTGCTTATGATCGTTTTGCAATTTCTTTTGAAATTTATGACGCAAAATTATCTGATCCTGAATATGAAAATTATTCATGGCGACCATATTTTAAAGAACATGAATTGAAATCTCTTGAGTATGGTCAAGATGTAGGTGGTATGTGTCAATTTTCAGATAGAAAAGGCATGATGGAATGGATGGTTGAGGGAGTAGTTTTAGAAATTCAAAGTTATGAAGATTATAACAGGTGGACTGGTGGCGATGGTATTTGTGATTATTTTTATATTGAATTACCTACTAAGAGTAATCCGAATAAAGAATTAATTAAAGAAAGAGAATGAGGAGAAGAATAAATGAAAAAAGAAATAGAAAAGATGACTAACGAAGAACTTGCTAGTCTACACGCAGAGCTTGTTGAGGCAAAGCGTGAGATAGAAGGTAAGTTAAATCCTATCAAGGTAGCATTGCTACGCAGGATGGATGAGACCGGTGGAGATGCTCTGCCAGTTGAAGGGTTCAATGTGTCAAGGAAGATGACTTGGCAGTATGACCCTAAGAGTTTGATGGCAGCTCTCTACGGAGAGGTCAGGCTTATCTCTGATGAAGAGTTGGCCAAGCTAATCAAACAGATACCACCAATGATGAAAGTTGATGGTACGACTGCAAGGTCTTTGATTAGTAAGTATGGGCTTGGATCTAAAGTCCATGAAGCAATAGAAAAAAATAGGGATGGCAAGTCAGTCATTCTTAAAGTTGAAAGGAGTGATCAATGAATGATCCAAAGGCGTTAATGATGTGGGGAGAGATGGCAAGTCATAGTGGGCTTGCAAAGAACATGAATGCTTACCAAGCAGGCATGATAATACAGGCAGGTTCTGAGCTAGGCTATGGGCCTGCAGCTTCACTGAACTGCTTTTACATAGTCGGTCACAAGGTTACACCACTAGGTCAGACCATGGCTGCTATGATCAAGAAGTCAGGCAAGTACACATACAAGGTGCTCAGGAGCAATGATGAGCTTGCTGAGATTACCTTCATGGAGAAAGATGGAGATAGCTTTCAGGAGCTTGGCACTGTGTCATTCGGTAAGAAAGATGCAGCAATGGCAGGTCTAGGTGGAGATGCTTGGAGAAAATACCCAAGTAATATGTTCTTCTGGAGATGCCTATCCAAAGGTGCTAGGATGTTCTGTGCTGATGCAATGATGGGCATGATATACACACCTGAAGAACTAGCAGACCAACTGCCTCAAGGTGTAGAGGTAAGTATCGATGAAGATACAGGCGATCAAGTGATTGTTGATACTAGAGACAATGTAGTTCCACCTGCACCTCAGATACCTGAGACTGCAAGTGAAGACTTCTCGCAACAGGACAATCATATGCAGGCAATGAGTCAGCCTGCAGATAAATCTACATTTAAAGGGCCTCATAAAGAAATGGTTTTAGAAATAAAAGATGAAAGTAGCATTGAAGAGCTTAAGGCAGCAGGTGTTACTAGAATGTTTACTGAATCTGACTACGGGGAAGTTGTAATGATTGTAGGTAAAAACAAGGGCAAAACTGTAGATGAGTTGCAAGATAGTTACTTTAACTTTTTTAGAAAGGATATTGAAGCTGGCAATTTTGCACCGAATACACTTAAATTCTTCAGAGCAAGATTAGAAAGGATAGATGATAATGGCGAATAAAACAACCAAGAGTAAGATCTGTCCTGAATGTGGTGCAGGTAATACTTACACCAAAGTAAGTGGAGTTGTGGTTTGCAGGACTTGTGGATGGCAATCAGAAGAGGGTGCAATGCTAAAGATGAAAGGCCCTGCACCTGCTGGACCATCAAGAATGAGCAAGTGGTTTCAAGAATTGACTAACACTAGCTTCGTAAACCTAAACTCTTTCAAGAGTATCAATGCTACTTTTGAATTTATATCTGACATAGAGAGAGACTATGCAGGCATAAAGATAGAACAAGAGATTGTGAAGTGGAGAGAGTGGCATGAAGACAATAACAAAACACCAAAGACTTGGAGAACATCTCTGAGGACTTGGCTAAACAAATCAAAGGAAGGACCGGTAAGAAATGGCAGCAGAAAAAATGAAGCCAATAGCAGAATCACTGCAGGCAAGCCAAGAGATGAAGACCCGTTTGCAGACCTTTGAGTATAAAGATAGTTCTAAGATGAGTACATCTGAGGCTATCAAGTATGAAATAGGATACGTTGAAGCTAAGTTGGGTAGGGCACTTACAAGTGCTGAATCTGACACTATGGCTGTTGCTGTAAAAAAAGAAAGAAGGGGAGTAGAGTGCATACATTGTGACGATATGGGGTGGCTTGGTACAGATGTAGGCACTGACCACCCTGAGTTCGGTAAATATAAAAAGTGCAACAAATGTCCAGTCGTTGATGACTCTAACACTGTAAACACTATGCTAAGAGTAGCAGGATTACCTCCAAGGCCTATGAAATTAGCAGAGTTTATGGCAAGTAGACAACCAAACTTAAATGCTGAGAATCAAGCAAGGAAAGCCAAAGATGAGGTTACTCAGTGGGTTTCCAGTGGTTCTCCTTTGCTAGTGGCTATTACAGGCCCTACAGGGTGTGGTAAATCACATCTTGCACAGGGTGCTGCAGTTCTACTAGCAGAGACAGGCAAGAATGTTTGGTACTTGCCCGGTGCAGAGTTTTCACAACAGGCGAGGGGAGATCAGGTAAATACCTTTAAGAATAGAGTCATGAACATTCCGTATCTTGTTCTTGACGAGGCTTATGTAAGCTATGATCCTTCAGGGTACATACAGGCAACTGTATCTGAGATACTGTCATATAGATATGATAGGCAACTTCCCTCATTGTTGCTTGGTAATATCATGGATGAAAAGGGTAAGACCAACGAAGAAAAACTATCAAATGTTATCGGCCAACGCTTGACATCAAGACTACTTAGCAAAGATAATGGGATACTACTTTCAATGTGGAAGTGTAAAGATGTCAGAAGACAAAACTAAAAAGCACATACACAAATTCATTTACCCACCACCCAACGGACCAGAATCAATAGGCAAGTGCAGATGTGGAGAGAAGAAACTTGGTTACAACAGTATGGATGGAAGGGGTAGTAGCGTATGGAGAAAAAGAAATGGATAGATCAGTTTGGAAGAACTGGGAACGAAAAGTTGCTGAGTGGTTTGGTGGAGATGCAGTGAATGCTAAACGCATACCTGTAACCGGTAGGCAGTCAGGAGATGTGCCTGACGTAGAAACAATTAAGTTTGCCATAGAGGTAAAAGCAGGCAAGGTTGTCAGTTCCAGAACATTAAAAGCAGTAGATCAGGCCAAGAAAGCTGCTGTAGCCACTAATAAGATACCAGTGGTAGTGCAGGTGCATAAAGTCAATAAAAACGTGGCTGTGCCTCTTGTAACGCTTGATTTGGCTACTTTCTTAAAACTTACAGAGGGTATTAGAAAAGAAGAGAGGCGTATTAAGAAAAGCCTTGATTCAAGTAAAGAACTAGGCATTTAATTCCAAACTCGCATTCTAAACTGGGAAATTTTGGGAAACTGTCCTTAACTGGTATGGACAATTTAATTTGCATGATTGACATTCTCAAATTATAATAAAGGATCCACACTCCTTTCTTAACTGTGTGGTTACTGTTAATCTCAACTCTCAGTAAAAAAAGAGGACCTGCTTAATTGTAGGTCCTCTAATTTTGTTACTTAGAAAGTTGTTTTAATTAAATGGTCAGTTGATTTGAGTTTTCAACTTTCTGTTTTCATATTACATCTTGAAGTCAAATTGGTAAAACTTCTTCCTCTCTTTACTTTTCTCTTTACACTTAGGACACGTTTCTGCTGTGTCTTCAAAGCTAGTGAGCACCTCAAATGTTTCATTCTCACAGTCGTTGTTGGTGCATATGTACTCGTAAAGTGGCATTAGTTAGGTTTCCTTGAGACTTCTCCCATCAAAACCTCTATATTGCCATCCACTACCCAATTCGCACTTGTGACAGTGCTTGAGACTGTTAGAGCCTTAGTAACTAAAGAGTTGTCTCCACCTATCCTGTTGAAAGTTATCTCTAGTTCACCTATGTCTAATTTCTTTAAATCACAAGTTCCACCACTAGAAACAATGTTAGTGAGGTTTAGTTGGTTAACGTATGTCTTAGATGCTGACATCGAATCTAGTGGCGATATATGGAGTCGGTCATACAAACCTCCTTCCGTCTGGAG